CCAGAGCCTGCGATGCCAGCCTTCTCGCCGATGGCCTCCTTGAGACTGATGGCGAGGTTCTGGAGTTCTTGGTCCAGCAACTTGGCTTCGTAGTGCTTCTCGGCGTAGAGCTGCGCCACGCGGTCAATGCCAGCGTCAGCCTGCGCCCACTCTTCCAGTCCGTTCCACGGCGTGACCGATGCCAGCGCGTCGCTATCCTCGCCTTGCAAGGTCGGTGGCGTCTGGGTTGCGATCAGGCTGCGGAACTCCACCGCCTTGCGGTACAGGCTGGTCTGCATCTCAACGCTCGCCAGCACTCGCTCAATGCGGAACACCAAGCCACCGAGCAGGACTGCCACATCGCACCACGGCGCCTGCGTCACGAACATCTGCCACTGCACCTGGGCGACCACCTCTGGCGGCACAGGGTGCAGGCTCCATCGAGGTGAGGTGCTGGTCTTGATTTCCACCAAGCCGTCCTCGCCAACGATGGTGCGGTCCAGCGACGCCATAACCCACGGCAGATGCTTGAGCCGGACAATGCCGTTGCTGCGGCGTGTCTGGCGGCCAGTCTCCATTTCGTAGAACTCAGCCACTGCGTTCTCCAGCAGGATGCCGCGAACGGCGGCAGGACCTACAGGGTCTGGCTGGAACTTCCCAAGCTTCTCAGCCCAGAGCTGGTACGGCGTCTTGTACGGATTCAGCCCTGCGATGACTGAGACCTCAGTTGCCGTGATGCCGTCAGCCCGAAGTGCGAACCACTCAGGACTGCGCTGCTCTGCCTTGACGAACTCGTATTGCTTGCTCACGCCTTTGCCTCCTTCTTTGCCTGCTCCAAGAGCAGCTTCGCCTCACTCAGTTTGCAGCCGCCCTCAAGCCTGTAGATGTCCACCAGCCGCTTGTAGTGGTTCACCTTGCACTTCAGGCAGAGCCGCTGCCCGATCCCTGGCTTGACTTCGCTCTGCTGCTTTGTCTCGCAGATCAGACACTTCCACTTGATCACTTGCCCTCCTTCTTTGCTCGGTCCTTCTTTGCCCAGCCCTTGCCGGTGAACACAATCGCCGCTGGTGTGTAGACCATCCGCATCCAGCGGCCGCACTTCTCACAGCGCGGGTTGTATGTGTTGGTCATCGAATGGGTGTGTTCCTCACGCGCACCACACTCTCCGCAGCGGTATTCGTAGACAGGCATCAGCCCAAGATCCCAAACAGGAACACGATGAAGCCGAGCGCAAAGCACAGGATGCCGATGTCGAGCAAGAGCGCCGCGCGCTTTTGCTCCTGCTCCAAGATGCTGGTCTTGATTGCCATCTGCCTGTAGACGACAGGCTGCGTTGCTCGGTTGAGCTTCACTTGCTCACCTCCAATGCGATCAGCACGCCGATGCCGGCGTAGATCGCCAAGATGCCGACGAGTGCGAACTTGCTGTTGAAGAATCGGTCAATCACTTGCCCTCCTCTGCGAACGCCGACCACGGCGTCGCTACTACTTGATTGCGCTCAACGCGGCGCGGTGCCGGTACGCCGTAGCTGAAGACCAGCATCGGCATCTTTGGATCAGTGGACTTGATGATCTGCGTGCAGACGCCGTGCCTCACGCTGGTGTTGGCGCGGATGAACTCGTGATCGAGTTCTGGCATCGCGGCGCAGCGGCCGCACTTGCCGTCCTCAACTTGCATCCAGTCGCGGAGTCGCATCCCCGCGCTGTAGTTCATCGTGTCCTTCACGCACTGCTCGCAGAGCGCCTGCTCTGAGTTCGGGTGCTGGTACAACTCCGTCACTTGAACCTCCTCATCAGGATCAGCCGAGTGGCTGTTCCTCCCTGATGTCACAAGCCTAGAGCGTGACATAACGGCTTGTCAAGGGGGTAGTCGCAAGGTGGTCCCCCCTGCCGTGGAGGAGGTCACGACAGGGGGATGAGCCGCCCGAAGGCGGCCTAGTCAATGTCCTCGTCCACAAGGTCCACGATCACCTCAATGCAGGCGGCGCAGAGCGCGTGCGAGACGCTCAGAGTGTAGCCGCTGCCTGCCTGTAAGGTCTCCTCACCAAACCGCCAAACGCGTCCAGATTCGTTGCAGCTTGAGCAGACTCCAGGCTGCGGCGGGTCGGTACGCATTGGGAGGAACGGCACTAACTGAGCCTGACGAGGTACTCCGCAGTGACGCCCTTCTCATTCTGAAAGAGCAGCCACTGGCACGGCTCACCGGCTGCCGCCAACTGTTCCTGCGCGAAGGTGTTGGTGGACTCAATGCTGCCACCGTTCCAATGAGTCAAGCCGTTGAGATACATCCTCGTCGGCGTGTGGAAGTGCGCGCCGACTGAGTAGTCAAACTCAGCAACGCTCGCTCGCCATCCACTCAACTTCTTGCCGAAGCCGTACCAGGGGAAGCCAGCGAAGCCACCGCCCACCTGATCGCCGTGGAAGAGGAACCACCGCTTGCCCAGCACATTGTCTACGGCGTACCAGTGGCGCTCACCTTGTGTGAAGGTCTCTGGCCAGTCCAGTCGCTTCTCGTCGCCAACCGCCATCCGCGCGATGCGGTACATCATCGCGTCAGCGTTGCTCTCTGGTCTGAAGGTTCCCTTGCGTCCGAGCCTGCCGTGGTTGCCGATGACGCCGACCACCTTGACCTTCTCAAAGTGTCCGAGCATCTCGCGCACTAATCGAGCGAGCGCCTCAGCCGCGCCGAACATTTGCGAGTAGAGACCTGAGTCAATCAGGTGCGCCTGTCCAGGGAAGATGTCCTCGCCTTCCACAAGGTCGCCAAGCAGGTGGATGTGCAGCTCACGCACTGGATGCGCCGTGCGCTGAATGTCCACGAGCCGCTTCACCTTCTCGCCAAGTTCCTTGACTCGGACCGCTGCGATCTCGCTGTTGTAGGTCGGTGTGATCTTGCCCCACTGCCAATCGCTTGCCAGTAGGATCGCGTGTTCAGGTTCGCCCTTGCGCTTGTCTGGCTTAGGCGCTGAGACCTTCGGGATGTTCATCCCAAGTGCCGCATCTCGTGCCGCCTGGAACACCGCCTCAACCAGTTCGCCGGTTGCCTGCTCACGCTTTGCGAGCGCACGCAGCGCGCGGCCGTGTGCCGCCTTCAGCTCTTGCAGTTCGTCTGCCTTCAGGAACTCGCTCAAGTCTTCTGACATTTGCAGTCTCCTCTCCTGTGGCGTGCGATGTTGAAGTAGGTCCAAGTCTGACCCCTCAACTCGCACCATTTCTGGATTGCTTTGGAAGTAATAGAGGCTGACGCAAGCGCCGCATCAAGCGGCACTCGATCAGCCTCTGAGACCTCTAGCAGTTGGTATCCGCAGCGCGGACCCTTCACCACATCTTGCAGTTCTCTGAACTGCTGTAACGGATCGTCCATTTGTCCTCCCCTACAGTGGCGCAGCTACACACCACGCCACGAGACTGAATCCTGCTCAGGCTATTGTCAAGCCCCCAGCTTGGCGCGGTACACGGCGGCTTCTACGGCGTTGCCGATGGCCTCTTCGTCCAACTTGATGCCACGCTTGGCGCACTCGCTGCGAACGAGCGCAAGTGCGGCTGCCTTCTTCTCTTCGCCAGCCTTAGATGCGAGCGTCTGGTTGATGCTCGCCACGGTTGCAGATGCGATCTTCTCCAGCATCGCGTACTGCTCACGACTGACATTCGCTTGAATCAACTTGATGACTTCGTTGGCGAGATAGCCGAGCGCGCCGATGGCGACCGGCACGAGTCCTACGATCAGTGCGTTCAAGAGGTCGTTCACGAGTGGGTCCATTGGTCTCCTACTTTCTGTGGATCAGGATCATCGCAGGCGGGGTCGGGAACCCAGCCTCACCCTTCGAGTCTCGCAGGGTCTTCACTTCATCAGCAGTGGCTGCCCTTCCAGGCTTCCCTTCCTGCATCGTTGGACAAGCATAGACCCAGCCGCCGTTCTCCCAGACCAGCACGATGTAGTGGCCATAGGTTGCAAGTGGCTGCTTCTTCCAGTAGTCGCGCTGCCACTTGGACCGCAAGCCTTCTGGCACAACCTTCTGGCTGGCTTGGATGTTCAGGATCATCGCCGCGCCGCCCTTGACTTGGTTGCTGACTTCGCTCCAGTCGTACGCGACACGAGAGTGGACGCCGAGGATCTGCCCAGCCTTTGCTAGCTCGCGTGCGCTCGTGCCTTCTGCGCCGGTCGGCGTGTCTACGCGCCCAGCCTGAGCGCAGGCTGCGTGCGCCTGCTTCGTGGTGGTCGGTAGTCCGAGGAAGGTTGCACAGGTGGCGAGGCTTGCAGGACCGCAGTCGTCCATCGCCTTCACGCCGAGGCGCTCCGCCAGTCCGAGCTGCGAGCGGACGATCAGGCTCACTTGCTCTGACCCATCAGCCACGCCGTGACGCCGCCCAAGCCGGAGATGCCGAGGAGTGCCACAACGAACTTGGCAAGCCGATACGCACCACGAGTCTCAGCCAGTTCGGTCTTGATGACGCCGAGGTCCTGCTCGATGCGCTCAAGACGCTTGAGGATCTCCTGGCTTTGGTTCGCAGTCATCAGATAATCTCCGTGGCTACTTCAGGCGCTGGCGGGTTGAATGTGCCGTCAGTATACGAGCCGCCAATCCAGACGCTTGCCTCGCCATCCACGGCAACGATCTGGGTCGCGCCGAAGACCTGGCTGTAGTCGCTCAGGAACTGCGCCTGCTGCTTCGCATCAAGGTCACCAACGATGACTTGAACCACGATGCCGTCAGCGTTGATGAAAGCGTAGCGGTTCATCCGATGTAGACCACTGCTACGAAGGAGCCGCTGCCACCATCGCCGCCAGCGCCACTAGTAGGCGTTCCGTTAGTCGCTGCTGCGCCACCGCCACCGCCGCCTGCGGCAGAGTTGCTTCCAGCCGCTCCGCCTGTACCGCCCGTGACATTTGCTGAAGTCGACTTTGCCGCAGTTCCACCGCCGCCGCCGCCGCCAGCCCCACCGTTTGACGGTGCGCTAGATGGTGAACCAGTAAACAGGTTTGCGTTCATTCCTCCAGCCCCGCCGCCGCCACCGATACCAGCGACCCCGCCAGTCGCTCCAGCGTTCGCTCCAGCCGCAGGGTTTAGTGCGCCGTAGTACGGAATGTCTGTGAATCCAATCAGCGTTGATGCGCCTCCAGCGGTAGCCGCCGTGACGAGAGTGCCGCTCCCTGTGTAGACAGCAGAGTTGCCACCAGCGTCGCCGTCGTACTTCTCTGGAGCCAAGACCGCAGCCGACACCGTACCGCCGAGGCCGCCTGTGCCGCCTGTCCCTGTGGCTGTTCCTCCTGTGGTGGCACCGCCACCAACTCCACCTGCTCCTCCGTTAGAGACAACCAGCGAGCCGAATGTTGCAGCGCCTCCTGTGCCGCCGTTGCCGCCTGAAGCGGTGGCGCCAGTCGCGGCAGTTCCTCCTGCGCCGCCAGCGCCAACGCCCACTGTGATTGAGGCAGAGCCAGAGACATTGACGCCCTGAATGAAAGCGTACGCGCCGCCACCACCGCCGCCGCCGCCGCGAACGGAGTGCGTGGCACTCGTCCCCTTGAACACGCCACCTCCACCACCGCCGCCTCCTGATCCCATCGCGATGACATCAACTTTCGTCACGCCTGCTGGGACTGTCCAGGTGCCGCTGCTCGTGAAGGTATCAACGAGAACAAACGCCGACAGCGCACCGATCTTGCTGGAGAGCAGGCAGGACTTGATGGTGACCTTCGCCGTGCCAGTCACGGCGGCAGTTGCGGTCAGCTTGAACTGCAACTCGACAAAGCGCGCTGACGCTGGGATCGCCGTCCCGCCAGTCGTCGTGAAGCCGCTGATGCTGGACCAAGTGCCAGTGTCTAGTGCCGTGCCGATAGTCGCCGTGCCGATAGGGTTGTTCGTCGTGTCGTAGTAGATCGCGCTCAGGGTGAGGTTCCACTCGGTCGTCGCCGCAGCAGTTCCTGTTTTGGAGATGACGGCGAACGCCTTCTGGCGCAGGCTCAGGTTGTCATCATTCACCAGATAGGAGCGCGTCGTGAACAGGCAGTAGTCGCCGCTAGCTGCGGTGCCTGGGTTGATGATGACTCCCCAAGTCTGCGCCGTCGTGTCGTAGATCGGTGTCGCGGTCATCACGGCGTCGCTGTATTCGATCCAGTCCCAATACGGCAACTGGTTGTCTTGACTCAGTGCGCCGTAGACATTCGGCGGGGTCAGGTTGAAGGTGCCGTTCGGCAGTCCGAAGAGCTGCTGACCGAGCAGCGCGACGCCAGCCGGAGATGAGCCGAAGGCCGTGTCGGACGAGATGACTGGATTGCCCTGTGGGTCCACCGTCGCCGTGAGGCTTTGCGTGACCATCCCGACGCTTGAGCCAGTCTGTGCCATTCCTATCTCCTTTGGCTGGCGATGATGGTCGCCAGGTCTGCTGGGTTCTTGCGGTTGAAGGTGATGCCGATGACCTGATCATAAGACGCTGGCTCAAAGGTGAGACTGACCTGCTCAACTCGATAGAAGCCTGAGAGGTTCAGCGATGGTGCCGTGATGTCCACGAACTGACCTGGCGCCCACGCCGTCAGCGCGAATGTTGATGCGCCGCTCTGGTAGTAGCCCTCAAGGAAGCCGTAGGAGTTATGCGCCGCCGTGCCAGCTCCGCGCAGCTCAAAGGAGCCAGAGAGCATCGGCTGGTGACGCTCCTTGAACCACGCTCCCGCCGCGACGCTCACGAGTGCAGGCGATGCGTTCGGGAAGTCCACGACGGTCTCAAAGATCGGTGCGCCGGCACGAGTGGCGTAGGTCTGAACGGCTGTGCCTGATGCTGCGCTACCGCCGTTGTTCTGAACGAGGTCCGTGTACGCGATGACGGTATTCAGGTCCGTCTCGCCATTCACGGCAGGCGTGTTGAACTGCGCTCGCTTGGTCGTCTCGTGATCAAGCGTGACCGTCAGGTTGTAGGGCGCGACGGTCGCAGCCGACGCCGTGACATTTGGTGAGCCAGCGCCGCTGACGATGATCTTGTACGGAGCGGTCGCGTAAGTAGGAACAGCGTCTGAGTCGATCAGCGAGTAGGTGAGTTTGCCCTGCGGTGAGATGAAGTAGCGCCGCAGGCGCGTGTCCGACTGGTAGGTCTCCACGATGGTGTCAAGGGTGGAGCGCAGGCTGGTCGTGGACATATAGAGCGCGGCAGACGGGGCGTAGGCAGTGCCACCACTGATCGCGCTTGTGTCGTCTGTCGCAAGCAAGCGTTGCAGAGGGTAGTCATCGCTGTGCCAAGTGTTCACAACAGCGAGCATTTGCTGAACGGCGGCCGTCTCCGTTGTGTTGGACTTGATGATGAGCGAGGTCTGACCTCCAGTGTTGGAGCCGTCCCACACTCGCCCTGATGATTGGAACACCGATGCGTTCCCACCGAATGAGCATCCAGAGCGCACCGATCCAGAGATCGCCCCAGGCAACTTCAGCCTGAAGGATGTGTCCGAGATTCTCGTGACATTTGCACCTGTGTGAACTTTGCCCGCATTAAGCACATCGCCGAAGAGCAGTCGTTCTACTTGTGCGGTGTTGGTAAAGCCAATTGCACGACAACTTGACTTGAACAGGATGACCGCCTGGCCAGTTCGTACATACGCTGAGTCTGCGGTCGTCGTTGTCAGGATCACGCTCAATGCGCTAAGACCGTCAAGGCTCACGTCGTATCGGACCGTGCCGTTCGTGCTGCTTGCGTTGTAGTCCGCGCCAGTCTGCGCGTAGGTCAGTGAGGTGGTGCTTGGGACGGTCGCAATCGGGAAGATGCCGTTGAAGGAAGTGGCATTGCCACCTGGAACTGCCTCAACCGTCACGACCTGCCCAGCGACAAAGCCGTGCGCCTTCTTCGTGTTGAGCGTCACAACATTGGTCAAGCGCTTCGGACCTGTGCCAGAGATTCCGTTATGCACTGCCGCAACTCCGCCGCCGTTGCCGAATACGGCAACGCGATCAAGCAGCGTGTTGACATCGTTCAGATTTAGTTCGGCAAGCGAGCCTTGCCCTGAGCCGTTCATCCGTAGGGAGTAGGAACTCATATAGCCGAGGAACAGCACATCCGCGGCTGCTGGAGCTGTGCCGGTATCGGCTGCGGCGAAGCGGATGCGAGTCTGGTCAGGCAAGAGACTCATAAACGGACCGCCTGATGGCGTGGTCTCTTGCAGCACCGAGGCGCTCATCGAGGAGCCAGAGCCGTCGCCGTTCGCCGTGAGATTCAAGCTGCTGATGTCAGCGTTAGCTGAATACTGTCGGGCCGTTCCAGCGGCGTAGTTGCTGAGTGGATTGAGCAGGTCATACGACGCCACCCCTGCTGTCACTGTCGCCGTCCCAGCAGAGCCAGCGATGGTCGCGGTGAACACTGTG